ATAAACTCAGACGATTTAAAACTTTTGAGAGATTAAGAGATGGTGCAGAACAAAAAGGTCAATATACAGGCGCTATAAATGCAGAGTTTAGATCAGGCCAATTAGCAGGTCTTTTTGTAGACAAAAAAGAGGTAACACATAGTACATTAGAGGGAATGTCACGTGAACAATTAGAAAAAAGGCTACAGGAATTAGAAAATAGAATACATGACGCAAAGAATATTATTGATATTACACCAGAAAAATCAGATTAAATGAGGACAAAAGAGTCTAAATTGTGGCAACGCATTAACTTGATTCAAAAAACAAAAAAGAGATGGCATTTGGTTAGGATTGAAAGTTCTACAATCAACGGAATACCTGATATTAACGCATGTATAGAGGATTGTGAGTTTTGGTTAGAATTAAAAGCAAATGAAGCTAAGAATTGTGGTTTATCAAAGTATCAGATTAATTGGCATTTAAAAAGACAAAGAGCAGGAGGCAATTGCTTTATTCTCAATCAGCGTGCCTCCTTAAGAGTGCTTGAACTTCTACAGGTACGTGAACCTGGAATCCCGTTTCCCGTTTCCCGTTTTATTGATAATCCTTCTGGGTTGTTAAAAGCCCTGGTGGCGTGCGGCCCGGATGGCCAGGCAGCTACATGAAATCCCGTTTCCCGTTCCCGTTGTTATTTTTATTGTTTTTTAGTTTCGTACGTTAAAGGAGCTGGCGCACGGGCGCGCTCGCCGGCTTCGTGGGAAGTTAACGACCGACAAAACTCCCAGAAAACTAGGGGTTTGTTAAAAAAGTTCTTGACCATCAGACTGTTACCAGGTAACCTGTAGCTGCATATAAATTTTTCAACAAAGGAGTATATTATGCAAGATAAAACTTATAATGGTTGGACAAACTACGAAACGTGGCGCGTCAAGCTTGAAATCATAGACAACTGGGAGCCTGTAGATCACTTGGCCCCAAAGTTTGAACCGGATCTCTTAAAGGAATATGTAGAAGATGTGGTTTGCAGTGACACAGACGAAAGCAGACATCTTTTTGTCAGTCGGTCTTTTATGGCTAGTTATGCGTTAGCGTTTCTCGATGCAGTTAATTACACTGAGATATCAAAAGCCTTGCGTGACGACTATAAGGAGCACGAAGAGCATCAGAAGAGAACCGCATGAACGGGGCAACGCTATTTGTTTTGCTGTTACTGGGGATCATGTACCCACGTGCAGCAGGATGGTTAATTCTGATATTCGGTTTTTTAATCTATAATGCGTTCCAATAGGAACGCATTTCCCGTTCCCGTTTTTTCATAATTTCTTGAAATTTTTTTCTTACGTAAGGAAGCCGGCCAGGCGCGCACTGCAGCTGCTTGCGTAAAAGCCCTTTCCCGTTCCCGTTTTTTCATAATTCGTTTTGAATGTTATTGTTCGTTAGGAAGCCGCGCGCGGTCGCGCTCGGGAAATTTTACCAGGTCGAACAAAAATTACTTCACTTGGTGTGAAAAAAATAAAAAAAAGTTTGCACTCATATATATATATGGGATAAAATATAAGAGTAAATTTTTAAACCTCAACAAAGGAGTTATATTATGGGTTTTGATATTTATGGGCTAGCCCCACAAGTAAAAAGCAAACAACCAACGATTGATTGGGAAAATGCTACAAAAGAAGACCAAGACAATTATTTTGAAAAAAGGCATAAATGGGAAGATGAAAATCCAGGTTCTTATTTTAGAAATAATGTATGGTGGTGGAGACCATTAGCAGACATTATATTAGATAAGTGTTCCGATTTAATTACACACGAGCAAGCAAACGACATTCATAACAACAATGGTAGGAAATTTTCCAAAGGTACATCTATTGCTATTGCTAACAGATTACAATCATTAATTGATAATGGTTTTATTGATGAACATCAAAAAGAAATTGATGCACAAATTAAGACAGCCAAAGCAACTAATGAGAAGGTTAGCAAAAAATTAGATGACCTTAAACTTAAAGTCAAAAAATTAAGACCTAATCAAAATCTTGCACCTGTAAATTATCCTTATCCTTACAATAAACATTGGGAAGAGATAAACAAGCAAAGAGATTGGAGGTCTTCTTATCCTTTTAGTAAAGAAAATGTTATAGATTTTATAAAATTTTCTAGAGCAAGTGGAGGGTTTGAAATATGTTAAGAGAACCAAAAGAAAATATAGCCTATACTTGTTCGGACTGTGGGTTGGAGCAATATTTTGAAATTAAGAAAATGGAGAAACACAATAAACAATATGTTTACTGTGTTTTTGAAGTTGACCACGAGCACAAAGATATTAACACGGAACGCATGTGGATTCAAATTGAGTTTGGCGACCAACAAAACGGAAGTGGTTATTTGCGTAATGAACCCCAATATATTGCTAATCTAAAAGAAGGCGATAGGTGTTCTTTCTACACAAATAAAGAAGGAATAACAAAAGCAGAGTTAATGTGATGAGTTATTTTATATTTATCCTGTTACTTTTAATAGTAGCAGGATATTGTCTTAACAAACTTCTTTAAATTCCCGTCCCCGTTTTTTCATAAATTCGGGGACTTCTTTTTTTCATTTCCAAAAAAAACCCCAGGCAGCTGCAACCGGGTCTCGAGCGTTCCCGTTTCCCGTTAGGTGTTCCCGTTCCCGTTTTTTCATAACGTTCCAAAAAAAACCCCAGGGGCTGCAGAAATTTTTAGCAGCTTAGACCGGCAAAAAAAAATAAATAAAAGTAAGTAAAATTAAATAAAATGTTTTTTATACTTGTTTATCCCATATTTTAATATATACTAAAATAGTACAAATAATATTAACCATTCATATAAAGGTAAAAATCATGAAAAAAATATATGTACAAAACTCTTTAAATAAAGAGAATAAACAAAACAATCTTTTATTTCTTAAAAAACTATTGAAATTAAAAGAGCAATCCAAAAAACTTAAAACGACTATTGCAGATATGGAGAGCCAAATATTAACTTCTTTAAAAGTTAATCAGTTAAAAAAAGACATCTATATTAATGAGTTTAAAGTTGGTAAAACTCAAGTATCTATTGTTTGTAAAACTTCACAAACTTATTCAATAGATATGAAAAAAGTTTATCAAGACTTTCCAAAGGTTGATGAATTAGTCAATATTGAGACTTTTGATAAACCAAACTCATATTATCATAAACCCAATTCAAGAAGAAAAGAATTGAGTATTGATATAATAGGAGAATAAATATGCCTAGAAATATAATAAACATATTAAACAACTCTAATCTCACTAGCAACAATGCTAGTGAGGTTTCTAGAAATATGAGTGATGAACAAAAAACTAATATCAATTATCAGTTAGTTCATACTGCAACTGAAAGAGCAATAGTTGAAATATATGCACAGTATCCAAATTCACAAGTTACTCAAGATTTAAAAGCTAGAATCAGTCAGTATCTTGCAGAATTGCAGAGTGTTATTGTTGATAATCCATACAATGAAAATACTGATACTGATACTGATACTGATATTGACACTTATAACTTTGGAGATTAAATATGAAATATAAAGATAAAAATGTAAATGAAATTTCAAATGCTCTTGCCGAAAAAATGAGAAGTTTTGAAACAATTACAAAAGAAGAACTTGATGAGTTCCGAAAAAAAATGAAAGAACATTTACTTAATTTAAAAAAGTAAATTACTTCATCTTACTTTTAATCCCTGTTAATGTAATTATTAACAGGGATTTT